AGCTGCAATCTTCTTGTTCATCTCCTTCTCAGTTGCATCAGTCTTGGCTTTAGCATTAGCCTTCATCTTAGCAGTGTTCTGATCATCAATGACACCGAAATATTCAAGAGCCTTAACGATTCCATATATCACTCCAATTAATGGGAACATAATGCTAATTGCAACCTTAACCGCTGGCCCTAATTTATCAAAGGAGTTATAAGCCTTCGATACCGCAGCTGAAACCTTGTCAAAATTGGCAATCAATAATCCAACAGCAACCACAATTGCACCAATACCAGTGGCAATCAATGCCAATCTGAATAGTTTCATTGCTGTTGTTGCTCCTCCAGTTGATGTTGCAAGAGCTACATTCGCACCAGTTTGAGCTTGTGTTGTTGCGACATTGGCAATGGCTGGTGCAATAGATCCAGTAAGAATCAAGTTCTTAGCTTTCTCAAGTCCATTTCTTAATTGAATTCCAAGGATTGCCTCTTTATTCAAGTTATTAGCAATGACACTAACAGCATTAACCAATCCTTGTGCGGCTTGCAATTTAATCATTGTCTGAGTTAAAGCCTCTGACTCAACTCCACTCAATGCCACAGCTGATTGAATACCTTGGAATGCAGCTGCTCCAGTCTCAAGTCCTTTCAATGCTGTATCAACTCCTTTAAAATCGGATGACAATGCTGTTGTTTGAGCCTTGATATCACCAATCTCATCCTTAAGATTCGCAGCATTCCTGATTGCTTGTTGACCAACAGGACTTTCAGTTCCAGCTTGTGCAGCAATTGACTGATATTCCTTCATGATTCTGGTCAAGTCTCTCATTGTGAGACCGCCAGCCTCAACCTTTGTGTTGAGCTCATCAAGTTTTTGTTCAAAAGTCTTGATCCCAGTTGTATCTGCCGCTGTTTGTTGAGTCGTCTTTAAATCTTGATTCAAATTCTTAACAGCAACATCCATCTCCTGGATATCGTTAACACTATTACCAGTGTTGACCTTGAGTGAAAATACAACTGATTTTTCTGCCATTAGCTAAAAGGTGGTGGTGTTGGTTTAGGTTCGTAAGGAATCATTTCAAGGTCTTTAACCCAAAGATAATCAGGGTTAACACACTGCTCCATTTCTTCAATTGATATAACCCAATTGTCGTTAACATCTTGGATAGGATTGAAGTAGCTGTCTGGTGCATACCATTGACCTACTAATTCGTCTTTTTGTAACTCAGTAAGTAAACCTACATAAGTTAGTCTTTGTTCTTTTGTTAGTTCATTTAGTTTCATACGTTTCTATTTAATGTTGTTTGAAATGCTTGTACCGCTGTATATAGGTTAGCTGCTTCCGTGTCTGTTAAACCGTCACCTATTGAACTAAATGCAAGTTGTTTATCTGAATAAACAACCGCTGTTCCATTGTCATTTCTTGCACCTATAAATACATTAAAATTTGGTAATGTTGTACTATCTAAAGTTGTATTGGTAGCTTCTTTAGTTGAGTTTTTATATACTCTTCTATCGTTATTATCTCTTTTATTACCTAACCAAAACCCTTGCGCGTTTGTTGTACTTGTGAAACTTGTTATAAGTAAATTTCCAGCTATATAATTAACAGCTATTCTTAACTGATTATAATTAACAGCCCCAGTATTAGCACACCCCATCTCAACAGTTGTGGCTGCTACCGAACTTGTTCTTGAATATACTGAAAAGTGATTGTTTGAAGTTGTTAAATTAACTGATGAATTTAAAAATGTATTACCAGAACCATTAACACCGCCAAATTGAACACCATTACTTGAATGCGTTACACCACCGCTCCAAAATATTCTATAAGCTGCATCCGTATCTAAAGGGTTTTTTAAATTGAATTTATGGGTTGAAGCAGTACCACCTACAAACGGATACAAGGCTTTCATTTTAGTCCAAATGTTATAGCCCTTTAAGTTAGTTACCAAAGTATTAATTGCACTTTGTTGAGTAGGGTCAGTAATTGCAGCCGCTGTTATAAATGCTTGTGCATCTGGGTCAACTGCTGCTCCATTTGCTGATTTGGCTAATATTCCATGTGTTGCTATAAACATACTATTTCCGTAACCAATCATAATACTAAACAAACTGAGCCAGATGTTAATGTAACACCGCTGAATTTGGCTCCATTAATAGGTCTGATAATTGCTCCAGCCTTAACCGCTGTGGCTGTGGCTGCAATGTAAGTTGACTTAACATCACTGCCAGCAACCTTGATTGCTGAGAATACTGTGTCCTCAAGTACAATGATTGCATCATGAGCAACTGTCTTCTCAACTGTATTATTAACTATGAATGTTCCTTGTTGTGCTGTGAGCACGCTGTTTACTACTGCCATTATTATTTGTTTATGTTGTTATATCACCTGATAGATACCACTCATCAGAGGCTCTCTTGATTAAAGTTGCCAATGAATATTGAGCTGATAGTTTTGTTTTACCTCCAGAGCTTCTCAAAGTCACACCAGTATCTGGTACAACAGTTACTTGACCAGCTCCATATTGAGCAATCAATATTTGAGATCCAGTTGGAAAAGCTTGAGCTGCATTGGTTGGAATTGTTAAGTTGACCGATCCAGCTGTATTCATTTCAATCATCTTGCAATTATCATCAATAACCAATGAATAAGCAACTGCCTTAGTCTCAATTGTAATATCAATCACAACAGCTCCTCTTCCGCTTGGAGTTAATTCAATATTGCCATTATTACCATCATAGATTCTGATTACTCCTTGATTAGCTGCTCCTTGATTGGTAGTCAGAATCAAATCACCAGTACCTCTTGTGGCAATGGTTGCATCTGTATTATCATCACCAATCCTCACAGCATCTGCATTCAATAGAACATCACCAGTCCCATTAGGCTCAATTGTAATATTACCATTCGATGTACTCACAATGCTGTTGCCATTGACATCTAAGTTACCACCAAGCTGTGGAGTAGTGTCAAGGCTCAACTCATTGATCTCTGATCCAGTGACTTTCCTTGAGATATAAGTTGCACCACTTACTTGAGCTATCTCAATTAAATCTGTGCTTGCAATCTTAGCACTCTTGGATGTTATATCTTGTATTTTTATTCCCATGTTATGGATTTACGAATCTAACTTGACCATCATCTGTAATCCTTGCATCATCATCAGATGTGTATCTTGCAAGTGGATCAGTGAATGGATCATATGGTGGAGTTACTATTGTTGATTGAATACCCTCTCCTTCTATTATGCGAATCAGTTCGACAGTTGTTGGCACATTCTTACCACTCTGATAATCATTTATTTTAAGCAGTCGATACACAACACCATCAATGTTGATTAAGTTCCTAAAATCAAGACTATTGATATCAGAAGGCCTCAGCATTATTGAGCATGATACTTGCTTACCAAATCTTGAGATTAATTCCTTGATGAACTTCTCATGATACAGATATAAGTTATTGGTTGTGTATGTTGTTGTGGACCAGAATACATAATCAGGAACGCCAAAATTAAAATCAAATGTCGGAGAGTCCAAGCTGTTGAGATGACCAACATAAGGATAGTCAGTCTCTGCATGATCTGTGCCAGTCTCATCTCTATGAGTCCATGCTCCAGTTCTCAATCCTCCCAACTGCACAATGAATGGCTTACCTTTTTTCTTCTCAATCAAGCTGGTGCCATCCTCATTGAATTTGACTTGGAATGACCTTGGCACAATCAAATCAGTATATGCTCCAGGTGATGTATCTGGAATTCTTGCAAGTAACTTCTGAGAGAATGGCAATTTAAAGTTAGTATCATTGACTGCAAATTGACTTTGGCTCTGAATTAAAAATGATCCATATTGTTTCTGCACATCATCAAGATAGCGAGTATTCCAATAGTCATTGTCTTGCTCAAAATTAAAGTTATAATTCTTTGAGCTGAAATTAATAGTAGGCTCAATCTTGATCTCTGAGCTTCGATCTAACTTATCACTCCAATCAAGAGCATCACCACTTGCATTGTAGAAATCAGCCAATGGCTCAATCTCCATGATTGTTGGATCAGCATTGGATGGCTTCACGTACAAGTTGAATGCTGTAACCAATCCTTTAAAGAACTGATCACAAGTCATATCTGGAAGGAATGCATCCAATAACACTGTACCTCCAGCTGATAAAGTTTGTAATTGCTTTTCAATATCCAGATTGGCTGTATCACTTTTTACTCTTGCTACAATAGTAGCTGGCTCTTGTTGGTTATTAGGACCACCACCTAATGCAGATACTATAATATTTTCTAAATTCAGAGCAACTTGAATTGTAATCTGATCATTAACATCTACATTGATAGCTCGCTTATAATCAAAGTTATATGTAACACTGGTTGATGCTGATGTTATTGTGCCATTATAGACATCATCTGTTGCTATTAATGAATTATTCTTATATATGTATATTGTTAATTTATAAGCTCCCTTATATGATTTTATACCAGATGCTGCACTGCTAAGATTCAAAGTAACATCATGATCACCATAATATTTTACATCAAATAATCCTTCTGATGCTGAGACAAATTTTAAAGGATTAGTTACTTGTAATTGAGAAGAATCATCTTGAACAACTGAACATGTGTAATTTCTGCTTAATTTATGATTGCCGATAAATCCTGTTGGACGAGTTATTGTGTTAGTAATTATATAACCGTTTGTATTATTAACCTCAAGTGTATATGCACTATCAAACTCGGATTGAGCTTGTGTAATCGTTGGCAAATCCCCTCCAGGATAAGCCATTAATAACTTCTTGAATAATTGACTCTCAAGAAAATCAGAATCCCAACTGATGCCACAATAATTAAAGGCCTTCTCCAGTATCTCATAACAGAATACTTGTGGTGGAATATGCTCAACTCCAAAGGTGGATGCAGTTGGACGCGTGAACCCGTAATCAATCAAGCCGTAGTAATAGCCTCTCCCTGTCCACCCTTGTGAGTCTTGGTTGCTGGATGGACTTCCATTCAATTGGATAGTACCATTCCATGTATCTTGTTGGTTGGCATAAGTCAGAGAATGATTATATTCTGAAAAGCCAAGCTCATTAACTTTAATCTTTGCGAGCCTTGAGATATAATCAATGGTATCGCTTACCAATGTTATCTCAAAGGACCATATTCCATTCATTAATTTACAGCTCATCAACTGAGCAACACCATTAAACTCAAGCAATCCATTCTGATAATATTGAGCTTCTGCTTTGATGCTTGGATCAAAGTCCACAAAATCAGAATCAGTTCCTGAGATATTATCAGTTGCTGATAAGGTGTAAACACTCAGCATTAATGATGTGTTGTTTCTTGTGCCAGGCAAAGTGATAGTCTTAGACTTATTTCCCTTTCTGGCATTCAAGTCCTTAATATCACTGATATTGAATGTCAATGGAAATGGAGCATCTTGATCAATGTCAACCAGTCTACCATTAATGAATAATTCTCCAGCCATTAGTTAAGTTGTGATCTATAAGTGAATGTTCTCTCAATGCTTACTGTCTCTTGAATCAATCCATCTCTTCTCCTGTTCTTAAGAGTATATGATGAGTTGGTTACTTTCACTGGCTCGAATGCTGTTCCATTGTCTCTCTCAAGATATACAAGTGGCGAATCATATAATGACTTGACCAACCATTGCTGAACGTCTTGATTAATCCAGTCCGAGTTCAACACTAATTGCTCTGACTTAGTCTTGGCAAAGTCTATCTTCTGACCGGCATAAAGTGGATATGTGTAACTTGTACCATCCCATACTCCTGGATCACGTTGGTACCCGAATGATTGAACAGTTGCTGATTCAGTTGATACCAATCCAAAAGTGAATGAATCAAAGGAGCCAAGCTTGTTTAACCAATGCAGTCTAAATGTCTCATATCTCTTGCAATCACTATCAAGATAGATTCTGAATGTTTCTGTTGCCTTATCAGTCAACTCAACATACACAGTGTAATAATAGCAATCATCAAAATCAGCTGCAACCAATGATGTATTATCAATCAATACTTGTGGCCCAACATTCAAGATATTAAATTCGGTTGATGTTAAAGTTAATGATGTAAAAGCAGTGTTGTTGTTATTGATATCGACTATGTTAACAACTAATGTGGCAACCTCAACACCTGTTTGCTCAAAATATCCAAGATAAAAATTCTCTTCCAATCCACATAATGCTCTTTTATTCCTTGGAAAGTAAGTTAAGAATTTAGAATAATTTACTTGCCATGGATCATAATCAGTATAATCCCATGAGACATAATCAGCATATTCAATTGATCCATTAAACGCCTTAACTGTTGTGCTTGTATCACTGGCTTGAATGGTTGGAGTTGCTCCATACTTCTCATAGACAATGATGTAATACTCAACCATTGAATCAGTCGCATCATACTCAATATCAGTTGTGATTCTGATGTTGCTCAATGTACTTTGCACGGCCTCAGATACATCAATGCGGCCAAGTGTATTGAATTGTCTGAAGACCTCTTGAGTGATTCTCAGTAAGCCATCAATGTACACCTCAACCACAAAGGAGAAATTCACTTGAGCAGTCTGATCACTGCTAAACGTGAACACCAATGGATTGCCAGCTGGTGAAATCAATTGAGGCTCATCATATATTGTTACTGCCATTTCTTGTAAAATTTATTTCAAACATTAATCCAGTCAACTCAGCCAAGTCATTACCAATCTTCTCAAGTACCTCATCAGTAACTACATTGTCAGTGATTCTCTTTGGCCTTAATCCTCGTTGCTTTATGTTATAACTCACAGCATAAGCATGCTCCATGTCAAATCCTTTCCACTGGCTGATTGCCTTAGCCATGTTGTGACTGACTCCAGGATATCTGAATGAGAAGCGGCTGCCAAAGTTATTAGTACCAACAGCATTGACTCCCTCGTCAACAAATGGATAATAATCCTCTGCCTCTAATCTGAATGACAGCGTGCCAGTTGGAACTGGAATGATTGAGGCTGCCAATGCTCCAGTGTTCTGAGCTACCTTCTTAGTGTAGTCTCTGAATTCAGTTGCAAGCCTTGTTGATAACTCAGTAATAAACTTATCATAAACACTCTGAGGCTTCTCAGCTTCCTGAGTAGTGATTCCAAAGTCCTCAAGAAAATCAAAGTCTGCCATTACTTAATATGCGTTTATGTTCGTTCTCATCCACTATTCTGAAATAGTTCATCCAGAACAATGTTGTTACATAAGGTTGTTGTGTAACCTTTGCCACACTGACTCCCATTTCTTTGGATAGTCGATGGAGGATAGTGGTCCAATTAAACCACTCTGAATCTTTAAGTCCTGCTCCATCATCATCATTTCCATCCTCTGTCTCGCCATCTGAATCCCTAATATAGCGAGCCTCCGCTTCTCCGATAAGTCTAAAAAAAAACTGAAAAAGTTCAAAAACTCGTCCCCTGGAAAATGTTCTAAAAACTCTTTGTACCTATGTTCATTAGGATTGAGAACTCTTCCTCGGTCATCTTCCTGACAATACTCCATGCCCTTCTCAACATACATGATTGCCAATGCTTGACATGGATCTTGGCTGATATCTTCAATCAGTTTCAAGTCAATGATCTGACCAGTTGATACGTGTGCAAAGTTCTTCTCAAGTCTATACATCTTACCATTAACCTCAATCTCTGACTTTGGATCTTGGTACTGATAGCTCACCAATAACTGAAGGAGATGGTTGGCTGCACCTTGAATGGATTCAATATCAGCTCGCTTAATCTTGTTGATTGACTCACCACTGAATAAACTCAGCAACTGGCATTGGAAGATCAACAACTGAGTGATGTCATCCTTCTGCTCCTTCATTGCCTCAGCCATCATTAACCATCTGGTCATCTGTACTGGTGTGCAGTTCGATAATGTAGTTGGTAGTTTTATATCAAGTTGCTTCATACTCTTAATGCCATATATCTGCCTCGGTTAGTGAACTCTTTTCTGCTATGCCAAGCCAATGCTGTGGATATAACACCATCATCATGTAATCCTGATGGGGCTGAATAGGTCACGTTCCTTGTGTTTGGATTGTAAATATAGGAATAATTTTCAAGCTCATCAATTAACCACTGCTCATTGATAATTGAAATGGCTTGCTGTTCAAATGCAACTGCCAAGTCTTCAATGATGATTGGCTTTGTCTTGGAAGTTGTTACGAATGGATGGATAAGATTCTTGCACCTTGACTGAAGCATCTCAAAGAATACATCACCTTGATTGTTAACCTCAACCAATGTAGTGGCATTGTATTGCTTTATAATAGTTGCCACCTTCTCAATGATCTTACTCCACTCATCATGTCGCCATCTATGAGCTGCCACCATCTGACCATCTTGATTGAGAATAGTGAGCACAGTATAGTCATCAGCCCTACCGATATCAAGTCCACCATACATCTTTGGAGTCTTAGCTCCAGTGTTGATGCAGTTGTGAACGTTCTTGAATATACCACTGGCATTATCAATGAACTCAGCCATGTACTCCTGTCTGAAGACAAACTCTGGCAATGACCGCTTTCTCTCATCCAATTCTCTTGGATCAATCATTGGATTGTCATAAGATGTAAAATGAAAGTAAGCATAACGATCATCATAGTTTGGCTGCATGCAGAGCCTATGAAAGTGATTCTTACCTTTTGGAGTTGAAATAAAGATGATCTTCTTACCTTTAACCAGTACAGTTGCACTCAGTACCTCATCCCACAGCTCTGGTCTTGTAAAGGCCATCTCATCCACAACCATATAGTCAAAGGTATTACCTCGGATATTATCTGGTCTCTCACCTGAGAAGAACTCAATGGTTGAGCCGAATCCTGTAATCATAAGATCAGATCGGTTGAATGAGAATAATCCACTGGCTGATGTTGCTCTCTCCATCTCAGAGAATACCTTCTTGCCTTGCTTATATACTGGAGTTACCCATGCGATTTTACAGCCTTTATCATTGATGGCCCACCATAGGAGTTGGTTGATTCCAAGCATGGTCTTCCCGAACTGCCTACCAATATTGAGAGCATAATATTTCTCATGGCCATGGTTAATGGCATCATGAATCTCTCGCTGTTTGTCATGTGGTTTATAACCTTTGACTGTACTCATTCAAAATCAAACTTCTCTACATTCTTAGTCTCGAGTTGTTGCCTGTCATGCATGCCGAATTTATTCTTAGCATAGAATATACCCTTCCCTTCATTGGCAACAATGTTCTT